GGTATCTAAGGAGATAAATCATGGCTATTTCACGTGCCCAATTGATGAAAGAACTCCTGCCGGGGCTGAATGCCTTGTTCGGTATGGAGTACAAGCGTTATGCTGAAGAGCATAAGGAAATTTTTGACACCGAAACCTCTGATCGTTCGTTCGAAGAAGAGACCAAGCTATCTGGCTTTGGGTCCGCTCCGGTGAAGACTGAAGGCGCTGCTATCGCTTACGATAACGCGCAAGAAGCTTTCACGGCTCGCTACACCCACGAGACCATCGCTCTGGGCTTCTCGATCACCGAAGAGGCTGTGGAAGATAACCTGTACGACTCTCTGTCGTCTCGTTACACCAAGGCTCTGGCTCGCGCTATGGCCTACACCAAGCAGGTTAAAGCTGCTGCTGTGCTGAATAAGGCATTCACTGGTTCGGGCAACCCGACCTACGGTGACGGCCAAGTTCTGTGCTCCACTGCTCACCCGCTGGTTTCTGGTGGCACCAACTCCAACCGTCCGACCACCGCCGCTGACTTGAACGAGACTTCCTTGGAAGCCGCTGTCATTCAGATCGCTGGCTGGACCGATGAGCGTGGTCTGCTGATCGCTGCTAAGCCGAAGAAGCTGATTCTTCCGCCGAACCTGCAATTCGTAGCTACCCGTCTGTTGGATTCCGACCTGCGTGTTGGCACTGCCGATAACGACATCAATGCTATTCGTAGCATGGGTGCTATCCCCGGCGGCTACGGTATCAATCACTGGTTGACCGATACCAACGCATGGTTCCTGACGACCGATGTTCCTAACGGCCTGAAGCACTTTGTGCGTACTCCGTTGAGCACCGGAATGGACGGGGACTTTGACACCGGCAATGTGCGATATAAAAGTCGCGAGCGTTACAGCTTTGGCGTTTCTGACCCGTTGGGCATCTACGGCTCCCCCGGCGCCTGATAAATCAAGGGTTTACCCAAGATTGGAACCCCGCGTCGGCGGGGTTTTTTATTGCCGTGGCACGCGTTAACTCGCGTTTTTATATTTCGGTTTCTTATGTCGTATCACCATTGACACTCCAAAAACCTAGTGATATAACGCACGCATCCGGGACCCATTCAAGCCCAGCAGACCGACCCGGCGGACGACATGCAGACTGGTGGGCGACTCGCATGTGAGGTATTACAATGTCTTCTACATCTTTTTCCGGTCCCGTTAGCCTTGGCGTCTACACTGTCGCTACTGCTCCTTCCGCTGCTACCGCAGGCCAAGTAACCTACTTCTCTAACGGCGCTGCGGGCTCCCCCGTACTGGCGTTTAGCAACGGCACCAACTGGCTCCGCGTCGACACGCTCGCAGCTATCTCCGCCTCTTAATTAGGAGCCCACCATGCAAACCGACGTTCTAAGCGCGGTTGCAACGGCTGATGGCACGATGGTTAGTGGACGCAACCGCCTCAAAGGCGTTGTGCTCACGGCCACTACCACAGCGGGTAGCGTTGTGTTCAAGGATGGCGGTGCTTCTGGTACTGCTCGCTTGACCATCAATACCCCGGCAGTTGCAGACTTCCACGACATCTTTATTCCCGGCGAGGGTATCCTGTTTAGCACCGACATCTATGTCGATGTGACTAACGTCTCGTCTGTTACTATCTTCTACGGTTGAGGTGAATCATGTTTGGAGACGACAGCGAAATTATGAAATCGCGCGAAGACGAGATCAACGCTAGAGTTGACGCGAAGATCGAGGCGGATAACTCACGCGGGGGTAAGAAGAAAGACCCAGAATCGGGCCTGACTTTTGGCGAAGCGTTCAAGAACGCCGAAGGCCAGAAGGATTTCATGTGGCGTGGTAAGAAATATGCCCGTGCTACCAAGGATGAGAAGTCTAAGGACTTGAGTAAGATGGCAGCTAAAGCATCGCCTAACGCATTGCTAGGTGATGTGATGGAAAGTATCAAGAGCGAAAAAGCCGCTGCTAAACCTTCTGTAAAACCCCTGACGGTAGAGACGAAGAAGTTCGGTAACTCTGGCAATCCGAACGCTAATAGGTCCCCGCTGGGCGAGGCACTGCGTGATATGAAGGACCGTGGTGCTGCTCGCACTGCGGCGCGGTCCGCGGAACTTGCGGCTAACCCACCTACAAACCGTCGCAACTCGGAAGAGTCCCCGCTGAGTAAGATTGTGAAATCGCGCTTCGGCTGCGGGGGTAAAGTGAAGATGGCTGAAGGAGGCGCTGTGTGCCGTGGCGGTGGTGCAGCTACTCGTGGTGTTAAATTCCGTGGGGTGAAATGATGCCTGATAAAAAGACTGCTAAACCAACGCAGAAGTACATTTCTGGGTTTCGTCCGGGTATGACTTTGCAGGAAATTGATCGGTTGCGTTACCCTCCCGTTGCCAAGCCCCTTGGCCCCGCTGGCTCTGGCGATGTAACCCCCCCGCAGAGTGCTATTGCGCCGGATCGTAAGCTTGCTAACGGCGGCGCCGTTCGTGGTAATGGCTGTTGTATGAAAGCCAAGAAGTGCAAGATGAGGTAAGACATGGCTACGACTGGTACGACAGCATTTAACCTAGACCTCAATGAGATAGTTGAGGAAGCATTTGAGCGTTGCGGCGCGGAAGTGCGTTCGGGTTATGATTTTCGCACTGCGCGTCGTAGCCTTAACCTCCTGCTTACTGAGTGGGCGAATCGTGGCATTAACCTCTGGACCGTTGAATCCGGGTCGGTGACACTCGTGGCTGGTACAGCCACTTACAACCTGCCTACGGACACCGTAGACCTCATAGAGCACGTTATTCGTACTGATTCCGGTAGTACCTCCAACCAAGCTGACTTGTCGATCTCGCGCATCTCTGTCTCCACGTACTCCACGATCCCGAACAAGCTGAACACGGGTCGTCCTATTCAGGTGTATATCAACCGGGCGACGACTACCCCGACAATCACCGTATGGCCGATCCCGGACTCCGCTGAGACGTACACGTTCGTGTACTGGCGCTTGCGCCGTATTCAGGACGCCGGTAACGGTGTTAACACCCAAGACATCCCGTTCCGTATGCTCCCTGCGCTTGTCGCTGGGTTGGCGTACTACCTCTCGATGAAACTGCCTGATGGCCCGAACCGTATGGCCGCGCTGAAGGCGCAGTACGATGAAGCTTGGGACTTGGCTTCGAGCGAGGACCGGGAGAAGGCCCCGGTACGTTTTGTACCGAGAATGTATCGTGGGTAGCAACTACGCCGTCGGCAAGAAAGCTTTTGGTTACTGCGACGTATGTGGTCAGCGGTACCTGCTTTCTCGTCTGAAGGCGGTTGTTGTGAAGGGGGTCGTTACCGGGGTGCATTCGTGCCCTACTTGCTGGGACCCGGATCATCCGCAGCTTCATCTTGGGGAAGTCCCGGTGAACGACCCTCAAGCGTTGCGGGAACCTAGGCCGAATGATAATCTGACTGAGAGTCGTGACTTTCAATGGGGCTGGGCCCCGGTAGGTGGGGGTAGTAGCGAGAGCGGCACCCCGAACGATTTGGTAGCCGATGGTAGTATTGGCACAGTAACGGTAACGGTGAGCTGAGGTAGATATGGGGATGTTTACGACTAAAGACCCTAAGGAGAGCGGTGCTCTGGTTCTCACTACGTCTGACCCGTCTAAGGGTTTTGGCGCTGGAACGTTGTTTGAGTCCAAACCAGAGTCTGAGCTAACCGACGAGCAGAAAGAGCTGCGGTATCGCTCCGGTGCGATGCAGCGACCCCCAGAAACACAGGGGCTAAAGCACGGCGGTACCGTCCGTGGATGGGGAAAAGCCCGTGGTGCCAAGAAGTGTAAGGTGCGCTAAATGAACTACAGCAGTTTAGTTACAGCAATCCAACAGTATATAGAGGCGGCTGATACCGACTTCGTGGCGAACATTCCGAACTTCGTGAAAGCAGTTGAGCAGAAGGTATACAACACTGTTCAACTGCCGGTGTTACGTAAGAACACCACCGGCACGACAACTTCCGGCAATAAGTACCTCGGTATTCCATCTGATTGGCTCTCCACCTTTTCTTTGGCCGCTGTCGATCCTACAACTGGCGCGTATACGTACCTACTGAATAAGGACGTGAACTACATCCGCGAGGCGTTTCCGGTACCTGCTACGACAGGAGCACCCACGCATTACGCGGTATTCAACAACGGTTCGTTCATCCTAGGCCCCACGCCTAACGCAGCGTACACGATGGAGCTGCATTACTTCTACTATCCAGAGTCCATTGTGACGGCGGGTACTTCGTGGCTTGGGAATAACTTCGACACGGTGCTCTTGTATGGCTCTCTGGTTGAAGCTAATATGTTCATCAAGGGCGAGCCAGATATGACGGCTACGTAC